TCATTTAGTGCATCGGTAATTTCTTTCTCAGTGGAAAGCATACCCAAAGAGTCTAACACAAACATACAAGGTTTGCGTTCTTCTACAGGTTTTTTTAAGTATATATCTACTGCCTTAAGTGCCTTGCTACGGAACTCTTCAACAGTAACAACATTAACTACAACCAGACGATTCAGGTCAATACCCCTAGATTCGAGAAGGGATTTGTTAACAGCAGCCTCAGTGTCAAAATAGAGGCAGTAACCATCAGGATTGGTATCAAGAAAATTCTTAACCATGGCGAGGCTGAAGAAAGTCTTTCCAGTAGAAGACTCTCCAGCAATAGCAGTAATCTTATTCCCAGATACACCACCAAATATGCTACCTGAGACCAGTGCATTAAAAATGTACGAACCTGTGTCCACATAAGTTTCAGTCTCGTCAATGTCTGCTGCAAGTTTGGTGTAATCATCACCAATCTCTTTTACAATATCTTTCAAAAAGTCCATCACTTTTTACTCCTAATTTCACTCATAATACTCCATTCTGGTCTAATATAAGAATAGTTTAGATGATCCCAAAAAATACCTTGATAATCTTCAAAGTCCCATTCCGAGTCAGTTCCGTCATAACTCATCAGATCTTTCCATAACTGAAAACATATTCTAAAGAGTTTCACGCCACCATCCCGTATTGTTCACGAAGAATTTTTTTATAAGGTAGGTCTTGCTCACGCAATTCCTTTACAAGTTTAAGTTTTTGATACAGTGCAGTATCACCACCAAGAGCCATTGCGTTTATAATAGTAGTAAGCTCTTTGTCGTCAATAGGAAGATCCATTAAAAAAATTGTAAGTTTACGTTATTCGCCTATGCCATTATAGCACATCCAAAAAAGCACCTGTTAATCCTGCAGGATCTCCAACAGATCCGACAGGAAATGTATTAAATGATAACGTGTATCTATCTTTAGGAGTGCTATTTTTTTCAACACAGTGTCTAAAGGTAGATGGGAATATCAATAAGTCTCCGGGACTATATTTAACATCTTCCAAAACTACTTGATTTGTAGTGTCTGGAGACAATTGCAAGTAAGATTCTATTCCAGAATCTGGATGTCCAACCAACCAATAATTTCTAGAAGCAAAAGTGGTGGGAGTTCCTTCAGTAAGATAAAAAATACCACTAACAACAGAATTAGGATGATAGTGTGGATGATGTTTTTGACCTATGATATTTTTATTTCCCCAAGACTGAGTGACTTTTAAACGACTACATTGGTAATTTTGTAGTAATTTTATTTCATCCAAACACTCATGTATCCACTGAAAAAGAAAAGAATATTTTTCTTTTTTATGTAGAAAATGATTTGTTGTTCTAAAATTAGTTTGTATGATCTTATATTCTTCAGACATAAGATCTTGTTTTATTTCCAAAAATTTTTTTTGATCTGGAAATTTAAATCGATATATTTGTTGTGGACATACACTAATCTTTTCCATCACATAAAAAATGATTCCAAATTTACAGTTTTTTCAACACTCCACCCAATAGCATCTAAGATTGATTTGAGCGGTTCCACAAAACTCTTTTCAAATTGTAGATCATAGTCCACATACTTGTCAAGGTTTAGTTCTCTAGGAAAATCTTGGATGAATGAAATCACATTTTCCTGAATAATATTTGGTTTTTTCAAATAGAGAAACTTGATTTTCTCACCATTACCAATGAGTGAATATTTATTGGTCAGTTTATTCTCTTTAATATAATGATTAAACAGAAGTGCTCCACGACAATGAATGGGAGTTCCTTTCACATAAATGTCTGATGAAGATTGGTATTTACGCACATCAGAAGCAGTTCTCGGGAAAGCAATTTGCTCTGGTGGCATCTTCTTGAATTCTGTGCGACACTTGTCGATAAAGTCAATCACATCATCTTCAGTGCCACTCATCATGAGTTTGAGACCATCTTTAATCATCTGGCGACAAGGAGCAGGAGTGGAAGATTTAACTGCCTCAATGCCCATCATCTTCAGTTTGGGTTCATTGTATTGAACACCCTCACTGTTCCATACGTTGAGAATATAACGCTTCTTCGCAGTCCAGATGCCACGCTCAGCGATATTCTCACGCTTCATAAACATCATTTGATCATATGCCGAAACGTAATCCGCAAGTTCCTGATAACTGGATTCGATGAATGGTTCCAACTTGTCTTGACAGATCTTGTCAAGTATTCCAACAATCTTTGTTTTATCACCAGACTGATTACTAAAAAATTTAGTAACAAGAGGTCCCATATTAAGATAGATTGAGTCAGTGTCAGATGCGATGACATAATCTTCCGCCTCTGTTTTTAACAGATTATTTAGATATTGATTCATCTTGTTCTCAATCCAGCGGATAGAGACTTGCCCAGAGAGAGTAATCGCTTCTGCGTTTGCTAGTTTGTAATATCTAAAATACTGGTTACCGATAGCGCCATAAGCAGAGTTAAGTTGAATCTTACGAGCCATCTGGATATTATTACACCGTGCGATTTCTTTCTCAAGATCTTTTGTAGGTGTCTTTTCATATTCCTGTTTGGCAGCAAGCATCTTCTTTTTGTAGATGGTTCGATCCTTATAGATCTTTTCCATCAGTTCTGGAAGGAATCCACGAACATCCTTGCGGAACATGGCACCGTTGGCACATACCGCATAGTCTTTGTACAACTCAAAAGTAAGTTCCTGATTTAGGATTTTCTCAACAGTTGCGCTGGGATGTCTTTCCTCACAGAGGGTCTCTGGCGAGATGTTGTACTGCATAATAAGGTGAGGGTACAGACTATTAAGGTCAAAAGACACAACCCAATCATACTTTCCAGGAATCGGTTCCTTGACGTATGCTCCTGCATATTTGGAATCCTTGTCGGTTCTTTCCTTTGGTGGGATAACAATATCCCTTTTCTTTAAGTAGTTATAAATGATCGTGTCCCACATGCGGACTTGATAAAACACATCTTCATAATTCACCTTGGCGTCATATGCCATGGTGAGAGCAAGTTCGATGAGTTTCATCTTGTCTTCCAGGCGGTCAACAAGTTCCACGTCAATGATGTTATATTCTACAAACTTCTGCCAACCATTTGTGTAGAAATCCTTGAAGGTATCAAACTCACTGTGATCGAGTTTCTTCTGTCCAAGTTCCACATTAGCAATGTGATCCAGGCGATAACTCTCCTGGTTAGTGTAGGTGAATTTCTTGTAGAGATCCAGATAATCCAACTGAGAAACACCACCGATATCGTAGGAAATATTCTTACGACCAGCAATATAAGTTTCCAGTTCAGTAACCAACCCCCAAGGAGAAATACGTTTCATCAGTTTTTCACCAAGAATACGATCAAGGCGACGAACGATGTACGGAATATCGTACAACTTGCTGTTCCACCCAGTAATAACTTCTGGAGTGTTATCCATCCACCAATGAATGAAATCGTTTAGGAGATCGTACTCATTATTAAACTGCTTGTAGTAATGATTGCCCTGCTTGAGCTTGAAAGGACCTTTACCCCAGGTGATAATCTCCTTAGAAGAATAATCTTGAAGGGTAATGAGAAGGATCTCCTCAGCAGCAGATTCTACGTCTGGGAAACCATTCTCTGACGCAACCTCAATATCAAGAGTTGCTAGTTTAACCTTATCAATATCAAACTTGATCTGCTCTTCTGGATACTTGGCAGAGATATATTGATAGACATACCGATCATTTCCGTAGATTTTAAATCCTTCTACGCCATCATACTTCTTGATAAAATCTCTACACTCACGAACTGATCCAGGTTCAATAGGTTCCACATATTCACCATTCAAAGTTTGATACTTAGTTTCTCTTTTTGAAGGCACAAAAAGGGTCGGGGAAAACCTCTCACGGGTCATGAAATGCTCTCCATTATCATAACCACGAACGAGGAAGTGATCCCCGACCATCTGGACGTTTGTGTAAAATCTCATCAGGCAGTTAAATCAAAATATTTGGTCAGAAGTTCTTCTGTTGGATCAGCAAGAGTGAGGATCTTGTCTGAACTTATCATAAAGGTATCTTGTGCTGTAAACTCAAGAAGGAATGGTTCCATTGTACCATCATTTTTTACCACAAAAGGATTTGTGAGTTTACAATCTGGTTCGCCAACATCAGCGCCGACTTCTACAATCTCACTGATCAAAATTGTATTATTCGTTAGTGCCAGAATTTTTATCAGTTTCTCCATTAGTTTTCTCCAAATACATTTGTTTTACATCATCAATCGGTTCAACCATAGTTACAACCCAATCGGCAGCAACACCCATCTCCTCATCCTTAGAAATCAAAATCCAAGGGGAAAGAGTTACCTCAACAGAGTCGGGATTTACTTCATCATCTTCTGTGAGGACAATGGGGCGATTGAGACGAACCTTATGTGGTTTGATAAAGTAATATCCACAAACTTTATCATCAACTAGAAGTTCTTTTGCGTCTGTAATTACTTGCTCACCAGACTTTAATAGCGCGAGTTTGATTGCCATTTAATAGTTCATTCCTCCATACATTCTACCAATAAAAAAGGGAGGCGTCAACTGGATTGTGCCAGTTACCTCCCCGTCTGCGCCGACGATATTCAGTTTTATTTATCAAGATGTATCAGGGTAGAACGGCGGCGAGCGTTCCCCCGAAGAAAAGAGTCATTGCTGTTCCCAATGTTAAGGTGGCGGTTGTGAAATTCATCGTCTCCTCCATAGGTCATAATTATATAGCAATTATGTAT